AAAGTGGTGATGAGGTATTTGTCCGGGGTGGTGCCGAAGATGCGGGTGGTTTTCGGTACCAGGACCTTTGAGATCCTGTCCGTGATCAATCCGGATGAACGAAACCGCGAGCTGCAGCTCCTGGTGAAGGAGCCGGTCACATGAAATCGAGCGTGAAAGTGGTAGGCATTGAGAAACTGGCGAAGCGGATCGCGGGCCTGACCGCGGAATTGGCTTCGAAAAACAGTGCGGTGGTAAAGCGTGAAGCCAGGGAGGTTGAGCGGGTCATGAAGGCGAAGGCCCCGAAGGACGAGTGGGATCTCGTGAACGCCATTACCACCAGGACCTGGAAGGACAGGGACGGGGTCACCGGGGTCGTGGTCGGGGTCGAGGGCGGGCACCCGGAGTTCTACGGTGGAAAAGACGACAAGTCCTACTATCCCGCGTCCCAGGAGTACGGCTGGGAGTATCCGGAGGGGGTGCATCATCCTCCGCAGCCGTATATAAGACCGGCGTTCGACGAAAGGGCGCCGATTGCAAGAAGAAACATCAGGAATACTTATAAATCGGTGATAAAGAAGGCCGGATAATGACGGTGGAGCAGGCGCTGGACACCTATCTCAAGGATACCGCGGAGCTGACCAACAGGGTCGGTCGGCGTATCCACTACGTGAACGCTCCCCAGAGCGAGCAGTATCCCTATCTGGTTTTCTCGAAGATATCGGATCCGCCGCTCCACAGCGTGCCGGCGCGGGCCCCGCGGTTTCAGTTTTCCATACATGCAAAGGATAAATACGAGGCTTTGGAAATAGCGGGCATTTTGAGCAGCATGATCCAGCGCTTCAAAGGCACCATGGGGGGCGAGGGAGGGGTGAGGATCAAGCAGGGAGTTGAATTGAACTCCCTGATCATATACGAGAGCGAAACAAAGTCGTATCACATACCGCTGGATTTTAAAATCAATTATCTGGAGGCATGAAATGGGGTACCCATATCAGACGAGCGTACAGAACGAGAATGCGATCATTTTCGGGTCCTGCAAGGTGGAGATCGGCGCGAGCGTCGGTTCCTTGCAGGATTTCGGGATTGCAAAGAGCGTCGTGTTTCAGGAGGAGCTCACCAAGGCGGTCCTGGGCGCGGACAACGCGGCCGAGGTGCACAAGCTGCGGAAGCAGCGGGTCCTGGTCACCGGATCGTTCCAGGAGTTCGATCCGGAGAAGTGGAAGGTGCTTCGTGGGGACATCGACGAGTATTCCGAGGTCGCCGCGGCAGCGGTGGAGGGAGCGGAGCAGGTGCTCGCGTCCGGAAACTGGGACGTGAACATCCTGTATGAGATCGAAAACCAGATGGGTGACGGAACCCAGCCCACGATCAACAGCGTAACCGGCTCCGTGGACGACGCGCTCACGGTGAACGACGATTACGACATCGTCAAGGACCCGGTCACCGGCAGGTACGGGATCGTGCTGCAGGACGTTGCCCAGGCCACGAACCTCACGACCATCGTGCAGAATCTCACCATCGACTACGATTACACGCCGAACGCATCGAAGACCCTGACGTCCGGAGGCAAGCTCGATATCTCCACGGTGGTGGTCAGGCTGACGAACACAGACGACCAGGGCAAGATACTCAGGCTGACGGTGTACAAGGCGTACGTGGATACGGGAATGAACTTACCCCTGCAGCCGGACGAGGGGGAGGACCCTGCGGAGCTCCAGTTCCAGATCATCGGTATCCCGGACAGCACCAGGGACGCGGGGGATCAGCTGTTCGAGATCTATAACGAGCAGGCGGCGTAACACTCTGTAACATCGAGTGACATTGAATGACATTCGACTGGAGGTAACGAATTGGGTGAAGATGTAAAGATACACGATTTGACCGATCTGAGGCCTCCGAGACAGGTCGTCAGGATCCGGGAAGAGGAGATCGACGTCACGGTCATTCCGTTCAATGTGTTCCTGGAGGTTGCCGAGAACCTGGACAAGCTGATCGAGCTCACGAAGATCGTCGACACGGACGGCAAGTCGCTGAACAAGGGATACAAGGGCGGAGAGGGTAAAAACATCAGGGACATGGTGGAGCTGATGCAGAAAGTGACCACCGAAACCCTGAAGGCCTCGAACAGGAAATACGACGATAAATGGTTTGATTCGCTCACCCTGCGGGAGAAGTTCGCGCTCATGAACGTGATTATCGAGCTGGTGATGGAGGAGTTCGGCGGCGAGGCCGGGGGTCTAAAAAAAAAGTAAAAACGTCCGAGAAGGTCGAGCTGCACCTGGGCAGGATGTTCTGTGAGATGGGCCACTGGTACCCCTGGGCCACCCGGGAGTACATCCTGTACAGCATGAGTTACAAGCAGGTGGCGCTCTATTACCGGAACATACCTCCGGAGGGAAGATTGAGGATTGGAAAAAAGCCTGATTATGCCAAACCGGACCTGAAGAAACTGAGCCTGATCATGGGCGGAAAGAAGCGCTGGAGCAGATAATGGGCGGCAATATCCTGGGAAACCTCATAGTTCAGCTTCTGGGCGATACCACGAAGTTCGACAGGTCCATGACCTCAGCCCAGAAGAAGATGCAGAAGGTAAGCCAGAGCCTTACAGCTGCCGGCAGGAAGCTCACCATGTTCGTGACCCTGCCGATCGCCGGGATCGGTACCGCTGCCCTGGTGTCCGCGGCCAAGATGGAGAAGCATAAAATAGCGTTCGAAACGATGCTAGGGAGCGCTGAGAAGGCACAGGACCTGCTGCAGGACATTGAGGAATTCTCGGCATCGACTCCCTTTCAGCTGCCCGGGCTCATTGAGGGATCGAAGCGGCTTCTGGCCTTCGGGATTCAGTCGGAGGACATCGTCGAGAAGATGAGGAACCTGGGGAACGCGGCAATGGGGGACGAGGAGATCCTCGGCCGGCTGGTTATCGCATACGGCAAGATGGCTGCAAAGGGGAAGGTCTCACTGGAAGAGCTGAACATGTTCACCGAGGCCGGGGTCCCGATCCTGCAGGGGCTGGAAGATCAGCTGGGTTATACAAAAGATGAGCTTTTCGCCATGATCACCCAGGGAAAAGTGACGTTCGAGGACGTGGACGAGGCCCTCACGAACATGACCACCGGCACCGGGCAGTTTGCGGGAATGATCGAGGAGCAGGCGGGCTCGCTTGCCGGCATATTCTCCACGCTGAAAGACAACGTGGGGCTCCTGACCCGGGAGTTTGCCGAGTTTCTGATGCCGGCGATAAAGAACTTTCTCGAGAAAGCGCTCGGTTTTGTCCAGAGGATCAATGACATGGACGACAGGACGAAGAAGCTGATCCTGGCGGTCGTGGGCATAGCCGCGGCGATCGGACCGCTGCTGCTTATCGTGGGAAAGGCGATCAAAACATTTCAGGCATTGAAGATTGCGATGGTATCCCTTAATGCCGTCATGTCCGCGAACCCCATCCTCGCGATCGTTACAGCAGTAGCACTGCTGGCTACGGGTGCCTATATATTGATCAAAAACTGGGACAGGGTGAAGGGCTTCTTCACGAAAGTATTCGAGGGTATCAGGGACTGGATTATGAAGACCCCGGACTGGGTAACATACCTGATTACCGCGTTCGCTCCATTTATCGGGCTGCCCATGCTCCTGATCAAGAACTGGGACAGTGTGGCGGCTTTCCTCATCAACACCTGGAACTCGCTCGCGTTCTTCGCCCAGGAGGCGTTCAACCTGGTAAAGGTGGCAATTCTCAAATCGATGGTCGTGGTACTGGAAGGATTGATAAAGCTGCGTGAGAAGTTCGGAGGCGAGGCCACGAAGATGAGGAGCGCGCTCGAGACACTGAACGGGAAAATAACCGAGACCACCGATGTCATGGCCGGGCTGGAGAAGCCGACGCTTCAGACGGCCGAAGCCATTCGTCAGCAGCGCGAGAATAATAAGGCCCTGAAGGAAGGGGCTGAGGAAACGAATAAGGTCCTCGAGGAGATGCAGGATGAGCAGGAGGGACTGAAGAAAAAGATCGAGGAGACGACCGGGGCGCAGGATGATCAGAAGAATTCGACCGAAGATCTGGCGGATACCTATGTTGCCGGCTATTTCCCGCCCATGCGGACCATGTCGGAGTTTCTTTCCCTGTATGTTCCCAAGGTAGACAGGACGACCGAGGCCCATGAAAACCTGAAGGACGAGACCTGGAATCTGATTGCATCCCTCGAGCAGCTGGGGGCCACGGGCAGGGACATGAGCGATCTGATGGCGACGACCTGGGTCGATGCCTTCGCGAATATGTATGAAACGACCGGGTCATTCGGCAGGAAGATAAAGGACACGGTCAAGAACATGGTCGCCACCATGATAAAGGCATTCGCGGACTCCCTGTTTGCAACGGGTGTCGCACTTCTTCTGAATCCCTTTACCATCGGCCAGGGGATACGTTCGATAGCCGCGGCCGCGGCGCTCAGGACTGTGGCGCTCGGTGTTGAAAATCTGCAGAAAGGGGCCCTTGTGGTCGGGGAAACATTTGCCAGGATCGGAGAGGGCAAGGACAAGGAGGTCGTGCTTCCGCTGAATGATGAGGTGTTCGATAATCTCGCGCGCGGGATACTGGATCAGATCGGCAAGGGGGACGGAACCGCTGCCGGCAGGCTGGACCAGATCGAAACGGGCCGGGTAACCGACCGTGAGATTCATTTCCACGTCGGGACGCTCATTGCTGACGAGCTCGGGCTGAAGCGCCTGGAGCGGAAGCTCCGGGAGATCAGGGTACTGGAAACCGCGAGGATAGGCGGATGAGCTATATAAAGCTGGGGCAGCCTGGGGCCGAGATCACTCTGCCTGAATACGGCAGGGACCTTCAGATCAAACCGGTGGAGCTGAAGCGGGAGGAACGAACGGTTGACGGCACCCTGGTCAGCGATCTCATCGCCGTAAAGCATGTTTTTACCATCACCTTCGGGCTCATAGGCGGAGTGGACCTTAAAAACCTGCTCGATCTGTACGATCTGGACGAGGAGCTGAGCCTGATCATAAGGGAGCGGGACCTGTCCCTGAGCAGCTATACGGTACTATTGAGGCCGCTTAACAGGAAACGGATATCCGTACTGGGGGACTGGCTGTGGGGAAACGTGCCGGTGGAGTGTGAGGAGGTCTGATGTATCCGGTAAGCACGGCATTCCAGACCGCGGTTACGAAGCGGAACAAGCGGCGGAACGTCGGCAGGATCGTGATCGACTGGACCTCC